CCAACCACCTCAAATGAGGTAATTTAACAGACTTGCGTCTGGTACCTCGGGCTGTTCAAGCCCAGTGCTACTCTCTGTTAACCAGGGAGATTGACCGCTTGCTCCATAGATACGGGGCAGCAGGCCAATCATTTTCGAGAACACTCGTAGCTGTTACGCTGCGAGTATAGTTTCTCACCTGATAGGACTTCCCGGGATCAGACTTATCTGGCAGTTTAAAGCCAAGCTGATCTGTTACTTTGTTAGGTTTCGGCAAAAGGAAGCCGAAACGATCAAAGTCGGGTACAGGAAAATCACTAACATGATACATTGCGTATAGCATGTTAGAGTCCTTTATTTCTACGTCGATAGGTAAGGAAATGCGGTGCTTGTAGACATAACCCAACTCGGTAAACCGAGGGCAGGCCACGTCGAAGTCCGCTACCAAACCACCGTCCCCTACTCCTTCCGGAATAAGGTGGCGTAGACGTCTAGGAATACTAGCTACACACCAACTGTGAGTATCACGAAGGCCGTTTATCACGGCAGTGTTTGCGTTAGGAAGTTTACTAATCCTTTCGCAAAGCCTCAAGATCTCGTTGGTTACGTAGTAATAATCTTCCAATGTCTTTAACCCTTTCTTTATATGAAAAGGTCTAACATTGTGTTCCTCAAAGTAGTCACAGCCACAAGACTCAAAGAAAGAGCCTTTGTGAAAGGATTTTTCGTGATTAACTGAAAAACCCATGTAACTACAAACTTCTGAGTAGAAGTCAAAGATGGACTGCGGTAGGATCACATCATCACCATAAACGGAGATGTTGCGACCACATTCGTACTCGATCCCCTCATATTCGCAACAAGCGCAAGCGATTGCGTAGAATATAAGTGACTCGAGTTCAAATGTATATGCATTCCCCATTGAGCTGAACTTAGAAAATTCATACCAAGGAGGAGAATCACCAACACGAAAGTATTGGCAACGTGCATACTCTAGAAAATCAAGCCATTCAAACGGCAAGAGATCTAGGATTACAGCCCAAGCGATAGTATCAGACGCGCTTGAGAAGTCCACGGTGGACAACTCATTGCTAAAGCACAAGCGTGCTAAGCGCTGATTGATACTTTGGTCACGGAGGTTTACACCTACCAAACCAAGTCGCTTGCGAAGGAAACTTCCAATCCCTTTCTGCAAATAACCGTTTAAAAGCGGCTCAATGCATATGGGACGAGAAGTTCCGGCATCTTTGGGAACGAAAGTAAGTTCCGACCCTTCAACTAAGTTGACATGCACTGGTCCGTAATCGAACCAGGCTGGCGTGCTATGTAAAAGCTCACCAAGGATGGGCAACATGTTTTTTGTGCACTCTAAAGTACTGTGTACCTTATTGTATGCAGAGGTTTTGCCTCTGACGCCTAATGATGCGCCAGGCCCAAACCTACAGTTCAGTGAAGATATCTTTGGGACAGGTCCTAGGATCTTCTCAATTTTTTTGTCGTGCACGGTATAAGACCGCCTCGACCCGTTTAGGTGTTTTATTTCCTTTACGGTTGAAAAGTCTAGAATTAGTCTTTCGACATTGCTCCTCTGACTGTATGAACTTCTTAGCACCAACCGTGTCCTTATCAAAGGTCGTATCCAGCAAAGGATATTTCCGCAATAAGGCTACAGCCTGTGCATCTAAGAAGTAGGCCTGTGCATCCACGTAGTCAATTGGCTCAACACGCATAGTCGCTAATTGGTCCCACTCTTGGTGTTTAATCAAGAGATAAACTTTCAAAGCAACTGGAGTGTCAAGCTTCTCAACGATACGAGAAGCGATTTCAAGTGCGGAGAATCCCGTACGGGACCCTCGAGATTTACGACTACTCATAAACCCTCCTACATATAAGGAGCCTTAATGATATAAACCACTAAGACAAACAAAATCCGAAGTTTAACCCGGAGTTTTGTACTCGTTGACGAAGTCTTTGGCGTCAGCCGTAGACAAACACTGCGCTAAGAGAGCCGAAAGGTTCTCTCGTTCCTGTTCACTGCTTCGATCAGGCAAGGTATAAACAACCTCAGCCATGAGTCGGTAAGCAATTGTAGGAGCCGGTGCAATACCGGTTGCAGTGTCGTTCGACAGAGTTTCCATAGTAGGAACCTCGACACGGATCTTACACTTCACGTTCCGATTCGCCACGCGAGATTGACCTTTCGGTCGAATCATCTCCATGGTTACTTTCGGACGACCAATATAATTGGTCACAGCGGGTTCATCCCACTGCGCGAAGTCAGTTCCGGTTCGAGCATGCACGAACGTGTGTGCGACTGGGGTATCTTCCCCATCGAACAGTATAAGGTTTCCTAAGGACATAAGTCCTCCTATTTGCAGAATGTGGCAGAATTGCCGTTGAACGCATTGGAGGTGCGCCCTATGAAAATATACTCCATAACAGCGCGATACCAGACATAATCTTCCCTTTCTCAAGGGAGATGTTCGGTATTTTAACGTGGTAGTTGGGGAACTGATTCCAAGGTTTTCTTTCCTTGTACTCGCTCCATGAATCCAACTCTGTATTCCACGAAGGTGACGCTGACCATCGGGTGTGGGTCCGTTTATAAGTCCCTTTTGCCTTTACGTATGAGTATCCTCTGACGACTTTTAACCCCGGTGGGGGAAAGACGTTTAGAAGATACTCGCCGACCGGTACAAACCAGTCGACTACAAAAGACAAAGGGAGGACCTCCCAAGCTGTGGCTATAGGATTGCCTAATCCGACGCTACCTAAGGTAGCTGTTATCGGGTTGTCGACAATGTACTCTAGCTTACAGCTGCACCTAATGTTTCCTTCAATCCGTGATGTATGATAGTATTGTGATCCACTCGCAACGAGTGCACCTGATACTTCCTCCTTATAAGACGACCTGCATGTGAATACAGGATTGTCTGGGGAGTTTAGATCCTTATCTAAAAGGACCATTGCATCATAGACGTCAGAAAGTATGGGCTTCAAACCAAATTCGATGGCCAGGTGAGTATCTGAAGCGGCATCCGCCACTTGAGCTAACTCTTGTCCTGGTTTAAACCTATCGATTTTACGGTTAGGATCTTTGAGATTGATCTTACCAACACCTCGCAATGAGGAGCCCTGGTTTGAACTGCGAAGTATTCTAAGAGCTCTGGACGCGTTTCCGCGTCTGAGTTCCCTTAGGCCACCAGCAGTTTTCTTCATAGTATTAGCGATGAAGTTCGCAGTTTCGCGATATTCACCTAATGCGATACCGAGATCAATCTCGATATCACGTGCACAGTTCAGAATCCTGTTCTCTGCTATGTTCCTTACGCCAGCGATGGTGGGTATTCTTGCCACCTTTCCGCTTAGCGTAGAAACGCCAGAACCTATTTGCGTGTTGAAAGAGTTCCAACCCGCAGCATCCCTTTCGGTTCGAATACCTGAGTAGGTATCGTCGAATGGGCTACGACCATCAGTTCTCGTCCACTTATAATAGTTTATAGGAAGGATTTCTCCCGCCTTAACTTTTTCGTGGTAATTACTGGTGTGCTTGGAGTCTTCGGTGTAAAAACCAAAGGTGTCTCCAGTATCGTAGGTATCTCGGCGCATAAAACTATCCTCTGAATAGGCGTACTATTAAAGTGCGAAAGAACGATATAATTATATATCGATCAGCTATTCTTACAATGATATTCAAAGCAGAATACAAAATGGACTTGTCCGGGAGGAAACCCATGCCAAAGTTAATCGGCATCAATTCCCACCTTGAGGACTTTATCCTATGTACTCTCTCGCTCCGAATATTTATTGCTATAGCCTCTAGGTGATTCGTGAGGAAGTCGATACCATAAATGATATCCACTTCTTGACCAGAATTGACTACTTCCATGACAGCTGTCGCCTCCGAGGAGTCGATAAACTGTAACATGTTACGTA